CACACTTCTTCTAAATATCTGTCTAACTTCCATTATTTCACGTGGCATAATATATTCGTTTTGGTCTTCAACAAATTGCAAAGAAACATAACTTTCTTCGACACTGTGATCGGACTTTTGTCTGTATCGTGCCAGTGCCCTAGTTAATGCGCTGTTATAATTTCTCGGTTCTAGTTCAACGTCAACCATGCCTCCGCCGAGCATGTCATAAACGTAATCAAATATTTCTTGTTTTTGTGTTGTTAAATCATTATCGGCCATTTTTGTCTCCTATAGTATTTATACGATAAATATCTGTATGCCAAGACTCAGTTTATTTAGACCCGAAAAAACCAAAGACTACGAATTTCTAGATAGGATTATCTATGAGCAATTTGCAATCGGCGGCACTGACTTGCACATCTACAAATATCTAGGACCAAAGAATCCTACAGATGCAAGTGCTACGCCCGGAACACCGCAGTACAGCACCAACAGTCCGTTTAATATTCAAGATTTTGTTTTCTTGGAAAACAGAGATCGAAAGTATGATACTGATGTTTACAAAATAAGGGCTGTATACAATGTGTCAGACAATGATTTTAATTTAAGTCAATTTGGTTTGTTTTTGTCAAATGATATTCTTTATCTAACTGTTCACATTAACGGTTCTGTAAAAACAATTGGACGAAAAATTATTGCAGGCGATGTTGTAGAACTTCCTCACCTCGAAGATGAGTATGCGCTAAACGACTTTTCGGTGGCATTAAAGAGATTCTATGTCGTTGAGGAAGTTACAAGAGCAAGCGAAGGATACAGCCAAACTTGGTATCCACATCTTTATAGACTCAAACTAAAGCAAATTACAGCCAGTCAGGAATACGAAGATATTCTTAACATGCCAACCGGCGAAGGTACTACCGAAACCCTCGGCGACGTATTAAGCACATACGAAACCGATATGCAAATCAATAATGCAATCATCGGTCAGGCCGAAACCGATGCAAAGCTAAGTGGATACGACACCAGCCACTTTTATACTTTACAAGTTGATGCGGACGGCAAGCCCGAACTAGTTACTGTTGACTCGTCTGACATCAATGTTAGCTCTAATATACTAGCAGATAGAATAAGCATGTCTCCAGAAAGATCAGGATACTGCGGATATCTACTAGGAGACGGGTTGCCGCCAAACGGAGAATACTTTGGTGTAGGCGGAGAATTCCCTACAAATGGCACAGAAGGTGATTATATTTTACGCACCGATTTTATGCCAAACAGATTATATAGATTCAACGGCACAGCATGGTCAAAGATAGAAGACAATGTAAGACACACTTTGACAAATACCAACGATAGACAAACTCAGAAGTCTTCGTTTGTCAACAATACAACTATTAACAGCATTGGCGGAGAAAGTGTTGAAGAACGGCAAAGCCTTTCAAATGCGCTTAGACCAAAAGCAGACGACTAATGCACTTTCATTTAGTCATACAGGAGAAATAACATACAACATTTTTACGACGGCCAAGTAAAAAGATATATTACTCAGGTAATACGCTTGATGAGCAATTTCCATTGGAAAAATGGCAGTGGCGACATAAAACAGATTCCTGTTATGTACGGCGATATGACTCGTCAGGTTGCATCGATCATAAAAGAAAACAGTGAAAATAAACTAATCAGTGTTCCGCGTATGAGCGTGTACATTACAGGGCTGGACATCGACCGTACTAGAACCAGTGATTCTAGTTTCGTAAGTAAAGTAAACATTCGAGAACAGGCATTTGACGTTGACGGGAATGAATACCTAAACACACAAGGCAAAAACTACACAATTGAACGGCTTATGCCAACACCGTACACAATGACGCTAAACGTGGACATTTGGTCAAGCAACACTGATCAAAAACTGCAAATTTTAGAACAGATACTAATGCTGTTTAATCCAAGTTTAGAAATACAAACTTCTGACAACTATTTAGATTGGACAAGTTTGAGCGTTGTTAATTTAGACAAGGTCGAGTTTAGCAACAGAACTATTCCAGTAGGAACCGACAGCGAAATTGACATTGCTACATTAAACTTTAGTACACCTATATATATTTCGGCGCCAGCCAAAGTCAAAAGACTTGGTGTTGTTACCAACATTATTACAAGCATTTTGACAGAAAGCAACAACATCAACCTTGACCTTGACCTCGCCCCTGACCTTGACCTTGACCTCGCCCCTGACCTTGACCTTGACCTTGACACACCTAGGTTTAGTTCGCCGGGTTTGACGGAAAAATCAAGTGTATCAGACAGTACCGGAAACAATACGCCTACTGTTGACAAGGAAGAATTTCCTAATGTTGGCAGCGGACTAGTTGATATCAAAACCCGGCGTAGCCTTGCCGCCGGACCTGGCGCGTCACTTGTGTTAAGTACAACATATAAAGACTATGGAATATATGTAATAAACAACACTGCCAAGCTTGTCAAAGGAACTGTCATAGGAACAGTGTCATGGAAGTCGTTGATGGATGTGCAGCCTGGAACATATCAGGCAACTATCAGCCAAATTAGAATTAAAAAGGCCGAGCAAGGACTGTATATAATCGGCTATGTTACCATTGACAGCAATGACGAAACAATATTAAACATTTCGTGGGATACCGACACTATCCCGTCAAATACTGTGCTAGAAGGCCCAGCAAGAAATCCATCAAGTTGGACAACAGTTGATTTTATTATTGACCCGTTGAGATGGAGTCCTGTTGACAGACTGGTTCCAGGATTGAGATTACTAATACTCGACAACATCGGCAACACTATAAACACAGATGGTGCCGACGCATGGAAGAACGCCGACAACACAGACTTTGTAGCAGACGAAGGTGATATTATCGAATGGAGTGGAACACAGTGGTCCGTTATTTTTGATGCAAGTACTGCAACTGATACAATATACACCAGCAACCTCAATACTGGCGTACAGTACAAGTGGACACCCAAGGGATGGATTAAATCCTTTGAAGGCGAATATTCAGGAGGAACCTGGATGCTGTACTTAGATGGCTAACTATTAGTATGAAAAAGATTGTATGCTCTGGTGCCCTGTTCTACACATTAGACACCAATAGATTTTTATTACTCCACAGAACTCAAAGTAAACAAAATAATGTTTGGGGGCTAGTTGGTGGCACCAACGAGGAAAAAGAAACTCCGTGGGAAGGTCTGCGAAGAGAAATTCAAGAAGAAATTGGAACTATTCCAGACATTAAGAAAACTATTCCCTTAGAAACATTTGTTAGCAACGACGAACATTTTAGCTTTCATACATACTTGTGTGTAACAAACCACGAGTTCATTCCTGTACTAAATGACGAACATGACGGGTATGCATGGGTTACTTTTGGAAAGTGGCCAAAGCCGCTTCACCAAGGACTTGCTAACACACTAAGAAGCAAGACTAACAAACAGAAACTCGAAACTGTGTTTAAGTTAATTGACTTAATTTCTTAAAAATAGTTATATTTTAAATAGACTTTTTAAAATGATAATCTCCATCGACATCGGTATTAATAAAATTAGAAACTAATTCAAATCCAATTGATTGCAGGTATTCAATTACTTCAGGTGATTTCGGCGCCCCTTTGTTATAATCTACGTGCTGCGCTTCAAGGATAATGTCAGTAACATTAGCCAACACACAAGTACTACCTCTGAGTACATCCAATTCGGCTCCTTGAACATCTAACTTAATCATATCTGGTAACGGCCAATTATTCTGTTTAGCAATATAATCTAGTGTATATCCTGTCCTGTTGGTTTTATGACTATTGTTATATGCTTCGGTGTTTTCTAAATAGTAAGAATTTCCACCTGGATCATTACTATTTTCATAAAACTCAACCTCTTTGTTATCAGAGTCTGATAACACTGCTATTTTCCATTTGTGTCCCGAAGTTTCAAGAAACGGCTGAACTGACATAGTAGCATCAACTAAGCAAAATTCTGCTTCTGGCCAGATACTACTAGCATGACGAGTCCAATGTAACACACATGCTCCGATGTCGTAAATTACCTTAGGATTGCTGTTTATTTTTTTTAGATACTCTACATGAAGTGCTGGTAAAAGATCTCGATCTGCTACGCTCTGCAAATGTGGTATTTCTTCTTTATCAGAAGTTACAACAAATTTAGTATTTCCGATATGATCGCAGCGAATAGATTCATCTGCCCATATAGTAAATCCGTGCGCGCGAGCTTTTTTGCAGAAGTAAATGTCTTCGGATATTGTGTCTTTGTGATCCAATGCTGATTGATAATAAAAATGTGGATATTCAAGTTGTCTAAACACATTACTATTAATAAGAACACATCCCATGCCACACCCTGCAATCTCTACTATTCCTTTTCCTTGTATAGCAGTAATTGGAATATTTGTGCAGCCGCCGTTTCCAGAATCCATGTACACCTCAAGTGTATGAGTGTCAGGAATTCGCTGAATATACAACCCGCTAATAACATCTTTGTCAGCTTTTAACATTTTAACTAATGTATCAGGCTGTAATACAATATCGCTATCTACAGAAAACAAATAATCATAGTTTTTAGCCCATTTACCAATAAGGTTTCTTATTTGATCTATTTGATATCCGTAAAAAAATTGAAATTCTGTTTCATAACCGTCGGGCACTATTAAGTCATATACTGACTTCATCGTTTCCGGTTCTATATATTTGTTAGTCGGAATTCCAATTAGTATTTTTTTATTAGTCATATACGATCTTTCTGAATTTAGTGTTTGTTCTACTGCATTTACCTTGTAGTCGTTGAGAGGATTAATGTCATTGTAGTTAACTATTATTTCTTTTATAGCTTTTGGATTTGTACTATCTTCGATCATTTTGTAGAACATAGGATTATCGGCGCCCGACTTCATGAACTCTCCACTGGAGTCTTTTACTACACTGGTATCAAACTTGCGAGCTAGTTTTCCGCTAACTGTTCTTAGATGAGTGTAGGGTATTCCCCAATTAAATTTACAAGATCTATATGTTTTATCTTGTATTACATCCGGTGGATAATCCTGTGCAATTAAAGGAATGTCGTCTGCTAAACTTTGCATCGACCCGTACGTAAAATCGTGACCTTTGCTGTAGAGATTGTTGTACATATGAAAGATAGTCGGATTGTTAACTAGCCAATCATCTCCGTCGAGCAACATAATAATATCGTCGTCTGCTGCAATATTAAACACATCTACTTGATTATTTGCTGCGCCTTTGCGATGATCGTTTAGCGTTACCGTGACACGATCTTGAATTTCTTGTGGTTGCTTTGCTAATTCTTCTTGAATAATTTTTGTAGTATCATCGTTGCTATTGTCATCTGTTATATAGTGTTGCCAGTTGGTATAGTCCTGTGTCCACACTGACAAGCAGTGATTTCTGATATAGTCTTGTGCATTCCTAACAGGACTTACGACTACAACATTACGTTGATGATTGTATGATATATACTTTTTTCTATCTTCCTTATTGTTAAATCGACGGCCGTATATTCGTGTCACAGATTGATTAATTTCGTCGGCTTGATGATAAGTTTCTACATCAAGAAATTCTCCAAGAATGTTGTAAAAATGTTGTTTCCACTGTATAGCAACCGTGCGCCAGCTGTACACGTCGTCTACTACATTGCAATAGTTTTGTTTTTGTTGTAATAAGTAAGGGTTCCTAACTGCGTCTACAACGGTTTTAACAAATTTCATCGCTTGCTCGGTTTCATTAATGTTGTTAAAAAGTGCATTATTAGTCGACGAGTATGGTATTTTATAGCATGCTGTGTCAATTGCAGTTTCTTCTAGTGCCCCAAATGTGTTTGTTATTATAGGAGTATTATATAATAAACTTTCCAAAGAAGAAATGCCAAATGTTTCAGGGAACGCCGTTGGGTACAGCATCATTGATGCGTTTGCTAAAATTTCTGCAATCTCAAACTGGGGTATTACCCCAGTAAAAGTTACGCCGTTGGGTGCTAATTCTATTAGCTTATTGACCATTAATTCTTGCGCGTCGGGCTGGGCATTATCTCGATGTCTGTAAAATCCCCCAATGCATGTTAAGTGTGCAGATGGTAACGCAATTTTAATGTTTGGCCAAATATTATTTACAAGAGGAATTAATCCCTTGGTTGCACTCGCATTATAAACAAAGTGCATAGGATCTTTTGCGTTTATGTTAACGAAAGGTATATGCTTTACTGCGCCGTTTCTAGTTTGAAAGAATTTATGCTTGAGCATTTCAAAATTTCTTTTGTTTCCGTGGTCACAGCTGGTTACATACCAGCTGTGAAAATCAGATAATGTAAATACTTCGTCAATGTATCCGTGTACTAGCATTGCTTCGAGATCACTGTCACCTTCGCAAAATGTGTCGTGCATCCACAATATGCGTTTTTTAGCAAGCATTGCTATTTTTTCATATTTGTTGCTTGTACGAAATGGTAAAGTAGTGCGCGAACTTATAAAAATATCATACTCTACAGTTGGGCAGTGCTGAGAGTGGTCAATGTATGTCACTCCGTTATAATTACCAGGTGATGCCCGACTGTCAAGACAGTTATTATAAACTGTTACATCAAACCCTAAGTTAGATAACTCTTTGCTTATAAGGATTACTGCAGATTCGCTCCCACCTAACCCTCGGACAGTTAGTGTATCTCCGTCATAGGCTAAGCCTAGTGTGTCAACGATTGCTATTTTCATATTATAACTATACAATTAAATATACCAATTGTCAATCTATATCTTCAGACAGTTTCGCTTAGTAGTTACTTCCATGTTGAACTACTCTCTATTTATGACTAAATTAAAAACCTGTATGTTTGCTCCTGACAAAATCTAAATCATATAATGAATAGCTAATATCAACTTTTTCACCTTCAAAGGGCGATCCGTTCGGTTGTACATTTCTCCAACCTATACCCCACTTTCTTGTCAAGTAATCAATATTCATAAGGTTAGATTTATCAAGAATAACTTTCAGATTTGGGTCTGATTTTTCAGTCTGTCTTCCGTGCTCGTAATAGTCTTTCGCTTCGCCAGTACCATGCAAATAAGAGTGTTTTAATCCAACTATAGATTTAACACCTTTGTTCTTCATTTTCATTATATAGTCTGCGTCCTCGCAATATGCAGGATAAGTGTTCTCATCAAATAGTCCAAGCTGTTTTACTGTTCTTTCGTGCATAGCAAACAAATCCCAAGCCCCGAGACCGAAATCACCTGAATTAGGATGTACCGTACCTACATCTGTATCACTCGACATAATACCATGAATCTCGTTTAGTAATCCAGAATTAAACGCCACATCATCGTTTGCAATAATCCAATACGGTGCGTTCATGTAACATTTTATAATAAGATTCCAAGCACCTCCACATCCAATATTAGAAGGCATGTGTACAACTTTTATGTTGTCAATATAACGATGCTTCATTTTGACAATCATGTTTAGTTCTTCGTCTAATTGGCCTCTACCATTGTTATTAATTATAACAAAGTCCTTTATAGGATAGTCAACACTTAATAATAATCTATTGACCCAATAGCTACTATTTACAACCGCTGTGCCGATAACAGGTATTTTATCCACTATACATACCAAACATATATTTTTCGGCTTTCTTCGTGGCATCACCTTCTACTGTAAGTTTTTTAATTGTATCAGCATCTACAAGATCTGGATGAACAAACCAATCTTCATATGGTCTAGAATCGTCTGGTGATATATTAGATACTACTAATACATATCCGTAAGACTTCAAAAATGCTCTTGCCTTTTCTCTTACTTTTGTGTGTGGTTGTGCATAGTGGTCATGTTCAAATGTTACAACTGAAAACTTGAAAGTATCAAACGGCATAGAATAAAGAACCTTCAGAGACACATCTGAAGGATCGACATCAATCTGTAGATAATCTATATTAGAAGGCAAACTCATCCCTGTAAAATATTTGTCGTAATTTATTGTAGTCGCATCTTTTAATATGGCAGTGTGCTTTCGCTCGCTGCTATGCTGTGTGATGGAATTTTCATCTACATCTAACGAAATTCCATTCCATCCAAAGTCTTTTTCCAACAGATATGTGTTATTGCCGTATGATGGGTGTCCCGAACCAATTTCCACGTACGTTCCGTTTCTCTTGCCGTTGGTTGCTGTTAATACAAACATGTCTTGATATGCCTCAGAGTAGTTTCTTTCCACATTCCCCGCGCCATCGAACCTAATCTGGAGATTAGGCAATTTGCCATGTTCGTAATTAATCAGTGTCTTGGTGCTAAATGCGCCCATGTTGATCAGATTGTTTCTTACAGAAGTTTTATATTCTTCCGCCATATCATAGTTCATATGAAGGTCTAAGAATATGGTTTTTGTTTCTTCATTGAGTCCGTTCCACCAACCCATGATGCCTTTTTGAAATAGTAGTTGGTACTTGCCGTGAAAATTTACAGAATGTCTGAGACCATCTCCATCAAATTCGCACACTGTGATGGCAATAGAACATAATGTGTACGAATCGAGATATCTTCCTTGATTGGCCTCATTGTGTTCTTGCATTTTACTTAAAAGAAAGTAGGCTTCTGGTCTTTTCGGTAAAATTGATATTGCTTGCTGTAACATTCCTTTGACTGTAAATCTACGTGTCCCTTGCATTTCAAAGCAATTTGCGCCATGTAAGAGACATTCATATCTTAACAACAAGTCTTCTGTTCTTTCCGCCGTCCTGATATAATAAGATACCGCAGAAGCAGTTTGTCCAATATCATGATAATATCTTGCAAGTGCAAAATTTGTTTCAGGGTCATTTGGCGAACATACAAATTGATTCAGTAGAGTATCTATCATAATATAATTATCCTGTATTCTGTTTGAAGATTCATATGTGAAACGCGCAATTTGTGTTGACGAAATTGACCAAGTCTTTTAGTGTAGTTTGTAAAATGTATGCTGCATTGTCTTGGAAACCAAATGTAATTAAGATTTCATCGTTTTTATTAAAACACATACCTACTGCAAATTCGACATGGCCATTCATCATTGAGAAATCTGTTGTATATTTTACAATGTTCCAGTCACTGTCCCAAATTACAAAGCGGTGCCTATACACTGCATCTTTTCTGTTGTGTTCGCTCTGGAACAGATCAACTTCATGTATCAAAGCAATTCTGTGACCTTCATCACCAAATGGAATCACTTGCGTACCACCTCTAAAATCATTTGGTGCGTCTACATAGTTGGATATTTTTACAGTTTTGGATTCTCCAGTGTTTGGGTCAACACTAACCAATTCAGTTGGGTTGGACCATTTTACATATGTGTAATCCATGTCAGTAACAGGCATCCAATTTTTTTCACAATACGAATTTTGATCATTAGGTGGCGCAATTCTAACTCTTGATACTTCTGTAACTTTACCGTCTGAATAATCAAGTTCAGACAATTCCATTCTTCCTTGACCGTTTGTAGTGGTGTCTCGTCGTACGCCAGTTGCATACATTTTCCCATCCCAAACAACCAATCTCACATCTTCGAGACCGACAAAATCCCACATAGGCTCGTATGTGTCAAATTTGGTGGCGTCTATTTCGTTAAATGATGTGATATCAAGCGATTGGTCTAATTCGCAAAAGAAGTTTCTTGTTCTGAGATATTGGTCATTTTCTGGATGTAGATATGTAAGCGGACCCCATTGGTGTTGCAACAACTTTTTTTCGGAGTGATAAAAAGTGTAATTTACATGTCTGATGTTCACTGCTAATTTGCCGTTTGGTAGCTTATATATGGTGGGATTCATCAACCCTGTTCCACTGGTATTTTCAGATGGAA